CGTTACAACTTAACTCTGTCTGGTGATTCACCCAGTCTGGATGAACCTAGATAACCTTTGCCTCAAAGTCAACCGCGACGGTTGAGTTTCGGCATACGGCAACTCAGGACAACTAGAATCGTCCAAGAGAGCCATAGGTATATCCTTAAGGCCTTCAAGGAAATACTCGTAGTTCCTACGAGCAAACCCTGACTTAAGGAATACAGACTTAACCTTCTCGTCGAAGGTTTGAACTTCCTCTCTTATCTCATCTTTGCAGATGAAATGAGATAGGTCGTTTGTAGAAGCGCCATAATCAGCATAAAGCTGATCATGAACGTGACTACTTAGACCCGTTAGGGAGTCCAACACCGACTCTTGGAAGCAATAATTCAAACCGTCCTTAACCATCTTTTCAAGGTTAGAACCTTGATAAGACCAGTTAAGGCCATAGGGATGAATAAAATCAGGGATGTGTGCAAACACATCAAGGATTTCATTTTGCTTCTTTGAGAGAAGGAGCCTGATCCTCGGTCCTATTAGTCGAGCAAGATCAAGGAAATTATCATCGGATACTTTTCTCCACTTTAACTGTGGATACTTAGCATCCTTGGTAATAACCTTTCCAGCGAACTCAGCAAGTTCGTCGGAAATTAAGGTCTTGTCCTTCGAATAGGGGCAGCCTACTGCATTGAGAAATGATAAGTATTTATCGAACAATTCCTTGTTCAATATTACTACATCATCTCCCAAGACAAAGAATTCACGTTCCCATTTCTTACCCAAAAGGGTGAGAAGCAAGAGACCGTGAGTTAGAGTAAAGGTGAAGAAAGATGGGTTAAAGCCTAACGGCTGACCCCTCTTCCAACTTATTACTCCCAGAGCTGAATGCCAGTTGGCCCGGGACACGTCCCGAAACAACTTAACATAAGCACTGTCACTGCCATAAATCGTTTCTAAAGCGACTTGTTGCAGTTCATACGGGAAGTAATCCGTCGCAGAAGACAAGTCTACAGAGTAGACCGTCTTCCTCGATTTCAATGCTTCCTGTATTGTAGGTATTGCCTTGCCTTGATCGTGGGTACAATCCCAATCAAGAGACCGTACAAGTTGTCCTAGATCATTTTTAAGTGGTTGTGAAGCCACCTGGAATAATCTATACGGAGAAGCAATGCTCCTCAGCTTGTAACCAGGTTCCTGAAGGAAATGAACCTCTCCTGCCACCATGTTACCATGATCAATATCATCGGTATGGGCGGTTTCACAAAAACCGCGAATATCGAAGCCTTTGAAAACATGAGAATAAATCTCATGCCACAAAGATTGAACATGATCCCATGTCCTCTGATTATCAGTGAGGAAAACCTCACTTAACATCTTTGAAGACTGTGGCACCGGTCCCCGTCTTGTTGGTGCTTTCTTATTAGGAGAGCCCCTCCAAAACAATAGGGATTGAGGATTTCCACGAATGGTGCGTCCACGGATTGTGCG